AAGAGAGATGCTAGGATTCACAAGCGCAGGATTGGTAGAATCCTTGCGAACCAAGATGCTCTTCTCCTTTCCGAAGTTGTAGTCCCAGTCTTTGATGTACATCCAAAACTGAACACCATTATCGGCTCCACTCGTAATTGGAGCATTGGCGGCTGGAATTACCGTTGCTGATTTTCCATCCACTGGAACAGGCGCCTGGTCTGGTGTGGATGTTGTTCCCAAGATTGTCTTGCTACCTGGCGTGAACAAGTTGTAAAGAAACGCTGCCGCAAAGAGGATGATGAGAAGACCCACGATCACAACTAGAGCCTTTGACACAACGCTCATCGCATTGAATCCCGAGCTAGGCGCTTCCATGGACGGGCCATATACTGGTCCATATAAGGGTTTTGAGCCGAAACCTCCCATTTATGTATCACTTACAAAGGAAGTTTAGAGTAGACACAATGGAAAAACGGATAGCTCCGCCACCAAGACCACAAATCCTAATGTATTGTAATAACTGCGGTGCGAAAGGTCATCTCTTCCGATCTTGCAACGACCCAGTATTATCATGTGGAATCATTCTTATCCAAAGTCCAAGTTTACCTGTTATTTCTAATACGAACCTCATTATGATCAGACGAAAGGATAGCATGAGTTTCGCAGAGTTCATGCGAGGCAAGTATGACCCGTCTGACATTGACTATGTCAAGCGCCTTATCGGGAACATGACCATTAACGAGCAACAGATGATTGCGAATGAGCCGTTTGAAACTGTATGGAGGTCAGTCTGGGGTGAGGATCGTAGCTCTGGAGATTACGAACCTTCACAGCATAAGTTCAACATGCTTGACCGTCAGAGCCTTGTTGCAAATAATCCGTCCACGTATCAGGAACCAGAGTGGGGATTTCCTAAGGGCAGAAGACATCGTGGAGAGTCAGACGTTGACTGTGCGATCCGAGAGTTTGGAGAAGAGACTAATATTCCTCGGGACTCCTATCTTGTTCTCCGCAATATTCGCTTAGAAGAGACATTTGAGGGGTTAAATGGGATTCAGTATCGCCACATCTACTTTGTAGCTCTGTTGAAGACTCCAGAGATGGTTGATCTTACTCAACGGTTTACCCCCATGCAGCGAAGGGAGATCTCTGGAATCTCATGGAAGTCATTTGAAGAATGTGATGATCTTGTTAGACCTCATCACGTTCAGCGAAAAGCAATGTTGGAACAGCTAAAGTCGATTGTAACTACGTTTGAAACAGTCTAAACGGTGGGTGGGCAAATAAGTAATGATTACTATTATTACGCCTTGCTCAAGGCCTCAGAACCTAAAAGAGATCTATCAGTCGCTTGATATGGACAAGATTCAACAGTGGATCATTGTTCACGATACCACCAAGACCAAGGGAATCTACGACCAAGTTTTTACCCATCCTAAGATCGTCGAGTATGGTCATGTGAGTCCTCCTGGAACCTGTTCTGGAAACAGTCAGCGAAATGTTGGACTTATGCACGTTAATGAAGGAATGATTTACTTTTTGGATGACGATAACATTGTTCATCCGAACTTCTGGAAGATCCTTCCCATGTTCAAAGAGGATCACTACTACACGTGGGATCAGCTCCGACAGGATATGTTTGCGAATAAGCCTGGTGGAATCATGGGTGGCGAGGAGCCTCGTCTTCGCAAGATTGATACGGCTCAGTATTGTGTACCCAGACATATGTGCCGCCCTTGGCAAGAAGAGCCATATTGGGCAGATGGTCTTTTCATTGAGGACATTTACGAGCGCTGCAAGGAGCAGCACATCTACATTCCAATTGTAGCCGCCTACTACAACTGTCTTGATGATACTCGCAGGGGCTACCCGTTGACTAGGATGTAAAGCGGAAGCCCGCAAGATACACCGTAGCGCAATATGCGACCACACTGATCACGAACACCCACCACCATAACGGAAACACCGTTGCCTCACGATCCGTAGCCCCAAACGGGCGGATCCTTCCCTCACGCCCAAAGGCGATGGAAGGTTTCAGGTAGAGGAATCCAGCAATAAGGAACAAGTAGATGGTAATCATCCACATCCGATGATTGCGTCGGGTCAAATCCATTGTATGAAGCAGTGTAAAAAGTTCCGCACCAAACACAATGAGGGCAGCCCCTGCATATGTGCTCCCTAACAGGAAGGCATTTTCTGATGCTATTACCCGAATGTTCATTAAGTCCGAGTATCGAGCGAAAGACAAGGATCCCCTTGATGAAGAGGATAAAAACATAGACCTATGTCTCCAGCGGACTGGAACAGGACGAGAGTTATTTCCCTATCAAAAGCTTATTCGTGATTACTTGAAAATTGAGACGCCGTATCGTGGTTTGTTGGTCTACCATGGTCTCGGATCGGGTAAGACATGTTCATCAATTGCTGTGGCAGAGTCGCTGTTGAGTACCAGTAAGGTATATGTGATGACCCCTGCATCTCTTGAAGCCAACTATCGTGAGGAGCTTCAGAAGTGCGGCGATCCCATTTATGCCGTGGAGAACCACTGGACAGCACGCACTCTGACAGATGAAGTTAGAGCGGACGGCAAGAAGCTTGGTATTTCGGACAAGTTCATGGACAAGTATGGCAAGATCTATGTGACGACGCCCAGCGAGACCCCGAACTTCGAGAGCTTAGCTACCAACGACAAGAAGGAGATCCGTGCACAGATCAAGGATGTTCTGGAGCAGCGCTTCAACTTTATTCGCTATAACGGTCTGACCAAGTCCAATATCGGCGAGTATACTGCAGAGGGAATGTATGATGACAGCGTGGTGATTGTAGATGAGGCACATAACTTGATTTCCCGTGTGATCAATGAGTCTGAGATTACCAGCAAACTCTATGATGCGATCTACAATGCGAAACGCTGCAAGATTGTTCTGCTGTCTGGAACTCCAATCATTAACACGCCAAACGAGATTGCGTATATGATGAACCTCCTCCGTGGTCCGATTGAGCGTATCACGATCCTGTTCAAGACCATTCCGACCTGGGACGAAGAGAAGATCACCAAGGCGCTACGTGGTCTTCCCGAGGTAGATACGATTGAGTTCAATGCAGTCAAGAAGTACGTCATGGTCACCCGTAATCCGCCCCAGTTCCGTTCAACCTACAATGGTGATGGCGATCGGGTTGCGGTCCAGTACATGAAGGACATGGCGTTCATTCCTCAGGCGGCTGACTGGGTTGCGTCTGTGAAGAGCAAGATTGAGACAGATGTCGGTGGTGGCGAGATCAATACGGAGAGGGTTACGACGGAGCAGCTTCAGTGCCTCCCCACCGACTACGAGGAGTTTGCGAATCTGTTCTTGGATGGTCTGAACATCAAGAACCCGATGCTTTTTCGCCGTCGTATTCAGGGTCTGGTGTCGTATTTCAAGGGTGCCGATGAGCGCCTGCTTCCTCGTCGTATTGATGTGGACAAGACGCTTGAGAAGGTCTTTATGTCGCCCGAGCAGTTCAACCGATACCTTGAAGTCCGTTGGATTGAGATGAAGATTGATTCCCGCCGTGGACGATCCAAGCTGGATGAGAACTTGAGTACTTTCCGTGTTCCGACCCGTCTGGTCTGCGACTATGCAATCCCTCCTGACCTGAAGGTTGGTGAGACAAGTGCCGAGGGCATCACTGAGAACAATGTCGCTGACAAGGATGAGATTATCAAGCGTATTCGTGCTCACCCACAGCGATACCTGTCTGAGAAGGCACTGGAGTCCTTCAGTCCCAAGATGCTCAAGATCCTCAAGAATATCAAGGCATCCATTGGCTCCAATCAGTTCGTCTATTCTCAGTATCGGTCGCTTGAGGGTCTTGGTATCCTCTCTGCGATCTTGGACGCCGCTGGATGGCAGCCGTATAAGATCGTGAAGGAAGCGAATCAATGGGTTGAGGACCCTGCAATGGATGATCGCCCTGCCTATACGTTCTACACGGGCGAGGAGAATGCTGAGGAACGTGATCTGACCCGTCAGATCTTTAATGGAGTCTATTCCAAGAACTTCCCTGCGTCTCTGAAGGAGAGTGTTGACAAGCGTGGCAAGAAGATTCTACAGGTTCTGATGGCATCTGCAAGCGGTGCTGAGGGTATCACGTTGACCAATGTGCGTCATGTTCACATCGTTGAGCCTCACTGGACGCCCGCTCGCCACGATCAGGTCATTGGACGTGCCATTCGTATTTGTTCTCATGCTACTCTCCCTATGGAAGATCGCACAGTCAAGGTTAGTTTCTACATCTCGGTCTTTACGGAAGACCAGATGAAGACGGCGGATGCGCCGAACATTGTTGCGATTCGTCGTAATGATATGGTGATCAAGAGGTATGAGGGTGATCCAGTGGAGACATTCATGTCCACGGACGAGTATTTGTATGAGACTGCCTTTGAGAAGGAACGTATCAGTCAGCGGATGGCACTGCTGCTGAAAGAGTCGGCAGTTGATTGCGAAATCCATCGCAAGCTCCACGCTCGTGAACGTCCTGTGGTGTCCTGTATGCGATTTGATACCACGGCTACAGGTGAGGACCTTGCCTTCCGCCCGAACATCAAGAATGAGGAGTTGGATGCTACGGTTCTGCGCAATACATCCAAGAAGCATCGCAGGCTTCAGAAGGTTCTAATCAAGGGGCTATCCTTGATTATTGACCCTGACTCCAAGGAGGTGTTTGATGGACCTGCATGGGACGATAATCAGAGGTTGTTGCGAATGGGAACTATGACATCACCGACTGCGATTCAGTTTCTGACTTGAGATCCTCAATCCATCCAGCACATACCTCATCCCACGTCTTGAACTTGAAATTGGCCGCCGCATCATTTGCAGGAGAAAGACGATCAATCATAGTCAACATTGCCTTGCAGATATCATCTGTGCTAAACTCTGTGGAAAAGAGGCCAAGAGGCATCGTTCCAGAGAAATAGGTGCGCTGCCCAGCAGGAACAAACTCGCACACGGTATCATCCATGAAATCACGGTAGGTGCCAACATCCGTCACAATCTGAGGCGCACCCGCATAGAGGTGCTCAATCTGGCAGAGACCAAAGCCCTCGCCGTCGGATGTATTGACTCCAATGTCGCCTGCATTGTAGACCTCATTGATCGCCGAATCGTTGAGCGGCTTCTTAGCCGTGTCCACGAGCATCAGACGCTTCACGAGGCTCTCATCCGTATCAAGATTGTGGCGCTTGAGCTCCGTCTGGAAGATCCTACCGATGTCATAGTACGCACCCTGCTGAGAATCCAGTCCCGTTGCCACGAGGAAATAATACGGCTTGGTCGGATCTGCGGCAAGCAGCTTGACGAATGCCATGACAGCCAGATCATGACGCTTGCGCTGGGTATTGCGATTCGTGTTGACGAACAGCACCGAGTTATCATCAAGGCCCATATTGCGACGAACAATGTAGCGAGCCGACTTGGGGATCTTTGAGAAGAGGGTCTTGTCAACGGCGTGTCCGATCACACCGAGCGTAGGAGGAGAACCATACGTCTCATAAACACCCTTCCAGTGCTCCGAAAAGAGGTAGATACGGTCGGCATTCTTGTTCATAGTCTCAATCAGAGGAGGAGCAATGCCCTGGTAGACCTGATCCACATAGAGCCAGAGCTTGTACGGCGTCTCACCCTTCTTGTACTTCATCGAATCAATGAACCGATGAATGATTAGGGGATCGTTATAGATCATGACCACGTCAGGATTCACCATCTCAAGGTAGTCGTAAATCTTGTTGAATCCAAACCCCTCCTCCTTCGGATCCTCGTTAGCAGCCGCATCGTATGAGATAATCCCCTTCGGCACCGTGCGAAGATTGGCACGCTCGGGGTGCCGCTGAAATCCGAAATGATACGTCTTCACCGTTGGAGCCAGCTTGGTGAGCTGCCCGAGAAGATTGTACACCACCTTTGAATACCCCGTTGTCTGATCCACATGAGTGCTAACAAGAACAAACCTCATTGTGAAGAATACCTTTTCTCTGCGTAAATCACAAATGCAGGTAAACTCTGCACAGGATTATTTGACTCAAATGAAGCGCCAGATTATTGCGAAGTCATTGACAGTTGCCCCTCCGCCTCAGAAGCGGCGTAGCAATACTCAGTACATCGGTGTACTTGCCAACAAGGCGGACAGATATGATCTGTTCGTAGGCGGAATGGGAATTAATGCATATTACCCTGCTACTCTAGGAAAAACCTATACGTCAACATGCTGTGTTCCAGCGAACACTGCGACAACCACCTATTTAGTCTAATCTCATCTCTAACACAATATGCCTGGAGCTTTGCTTCAACTCGTTGCCATTGGAGCCCAGAATGAGCTTGTCAATGGAAACCCGTCTCTGACGCATTTCAGGGCGGTGTATCGGCGACACACAAACTTTGCTATGGAGGCAATCCGAATGACCTTTGCGAGTTCCAGTCTGGAGATCTCGCCTACAACGACACGAACGATTTCGTGTCGGATTGATCGCTATGCACAGTTACTTCACGATACCTATTTAGTGATCACCCTTCCAGATATCTGGTCGCCTCTTGCCTATCTTGGTGCTGGAGTGGCTCCTCCATCCGGATACGATCAGAGGTCAAACTCTATCGGATACGAGTTTCAGTGGGTGTCAAACATTGGCTACAACTTGATTGACCACGTTGAAATCACGGCAAACGGACAGATTCTTCAGACGCTCACAGGCGAATGGCTCAAGTTCTACTCGTACATGACACACGACCCTAACAAGCGAAAGATTGTGGATGAGATGGTCGGAAACATTCCTGAGATAAAGGACCCTGCAAATGCATATGACCGTGTGAACCAGTACCCTCATGCAGTGACGCCTCAGAATCAACCTGGTGGAATTCCGAACACCAAGACGCCCGAGCCGTCTATTCGTTCTCGTCAGTTGGTGATCCCTCTGCACTTCTGGTTCTGCGAGAACCCAGGAATGGCTCTACCGCTTGTTTCCATGCAGAATTCTGACGTGTTTATCAACGTCACCTACCGCCCGCTCAATCAGCTCTACACCGTGATTGATACGGTGCCTACCTCCTCAACCTTCGGTCAGCGTATTCGTCCTCTGACACCCGATCAATCCATCGGAAGGTTCTTGTCGCCACCGAAGGCTGATGGAACATCATCCAATCCTGCGCTGACGAGCTTCTTCCCTGATCCGTATCTGGAAGGCAACTTTATCTACCTGACCGAGATGGAGATGGCTCAGCTTGCGTCTGCCGATCAGACGTTCCTCGTGAAGACCGTGACGTATGTAAACAATCCAGGTCAGTATGGTGGAAATTCTGATATTCAGATTCCGTTCTTTAACTTGGTGACACGTCTGGTTTGGTCATCGCAGCGATCTGATAAAATCCTGACAAATGACTGGGACAACTATACAAACTGGGACAACCCGAATCGTGCTCCATTCACAACAAACGGAACTGCGAACGATCCGTTCTCAACGGTGACTAATTCAAATGAGTCGCAGACATTCTTGTACTCAAGTGGTCAGCAGCAGATCACGTCTGTGTATCCTCGTGATCCGATCACAAACGGACAGCTTCTCCTTGACGGCAAGGAGCGGTTTGCTGTCAAACCAACATCGTACTTCTCGCTGCTTCAAATGTACAAGCATACGACTGGAAATTCCCCACAGATGCCTGGTGTATACATGTACTCGTTTGCCCTTAACAATGACCTCTATCAGCCAAGTGGAGCCATCAATGGAAGTATGTTTAACAAGGTGGTTCTTCGTCTGAGTCTTCAGCAACCACTTCCTACGGCTGCTGCCGTGGCATCGCAACAGACTGTGTGTATCCTGAAATCCACCGTGTTTTCAGCTAATCCAGTGGTGATTACGGCAGCTCAGTTGGCGCTGACAAACCCCGATGGAACGCTATTGTATCCTCCTGACAGTGTTGTGACGGTTGTTCGGAACACAAACGGTGAGAACCTGATCTTTGCATACACCTACAATCTAGGTGTCTACGTGGAAGCCATCAACTTTTTGCGCATCACGTCTGGTCTTGCGAATTTCGTGTTTGCTAACTAACAATGGGCATTGTAATCAACCAAGCCACGTGGGGCGACGAAAGTGCCACAACCGATATCACCAAAACCATGCAAGAGAAGGCAAAACCAGGATACCTAGACGTGATTGCCGATAATACACTAGTCCCTGCCATTGACCTCTTGTCTGGAAGCAATGATGTTGCTCTCACCGACAATGAGAAGGAGGATATCAAGAAAAAGGCGATTGAGATTTGCGGAACGGCTTCTGATACCAAGTGCATTCAGTTCAACCAGAACCAGCTTGAGTCCGCATCTCTCCAGCAGAAGGTAGCGGAAAAGCAGTCTTCTGCAAATATTATCACGGGTCGTCGGCTGACGTTGACATTCACAGATGATCAGACGGGACAGAAGAAGACCGTTGCGATCCCTGATGGACAGAAGGTCAAGTTTGGTGCGCCTCCTACCTATACAATGCCTAGTTTCACTCCTTCCAATACAATCCTTGGGGCGTTGGGGTTATTTGGAAAGGTGGTCTTGACACTTCTCTACGTCTTTAGCATTGCTGCCACGTATCGGTTGCTGATTCTCACTGGACATATCATGGTTGCGTATATTTTGACTGGTATTGCAATTGTGGTTCCATACTCAGGGTTGATTACCACACCGATTGCGTTGGGGATCTTCAAGTACATGGAACTGCAGCCAGCAAAAGTTGTTTCATTAAAGTAATGTTCCATCTCGCTTGGATTGCTGCGGGAGTGATTATCGGGATGTTGATTGCGTGTATTGTGATTCCTCCGACACGTACGCAGGTTGCCGTTCCTTCGCCTCATGATACGGGTGTGTTCCATACCGACACTGGATGTGTTCGTACCAATGCCATTGAAGTTCCATGTGGAGCTGAATCAGACTCATTCAATCTTCTCGCAAGTCTCAGCAAGAAGTAATGCTCGACATCACCAAGGCCATTGAACGAGCCAGTCCGTTCTTTTCATTTGTTATTGGACTGGGTATCTCGGTCTTATTGTTCCATCGTAACTATGCCACCTACCGCATTCTGGGTATTCCACTGTCCGATGTTGAATCCAAGACGGTCAAGGTGGATGGTAAATGCTACAAGTATCGCGTGGAAGATGCATCGTGTGAAATCGTGTCTCCTTGATAAACAATGGACGACCAGACTTCGCTTGACGCCCTCCTGCCCTCGCCTGGACTTCCGCAATCGATGCCGCCGATGGCCGGCGTCTCTGGATCGGATCACATCCAGCGCAC